CTAAATCATAAAGGTAATGTTTCATTTTCTTACCTTTTTTAGTTTCTGCTATATTAAACGTATTAGCAACAGCAGGACTTACCAAGCAATATCTCCATTTCCAATAGTCATCATAATTAATAGGAACTCCAAATAAATATTCATAAGCTATATTAATTTCAGAATACTTTTTAAAAGATTTAGCATCTGATGTAATAGTTACTCCATTTACAATTATTTTTTTACCTATTGTAGAAGATATATCGAAACTAGTATCTAATTTTAATTGAGTATGGTATTCTATTAATACATCTCTCCAAAATGTCTTAATGTTTAATTGCCATTTTAGATCTGTTGAGTTAACACTTATTACAGGGGGCAATAGTTTTTCAGCTTCTTTTGGTGTATATGGGTTTAACTGTTGTTGAGTTGCTCCATCTATACTAGCTGAAATCCTATGAGTTCTACTTTCATTAAACTTATGTGTCCTACCTGTTTTTTGAACCATTGTTTCATTCCGAATTAAGTAAGAGTTCTCTAATCTTAAAGGTTTTACTGTAACCTCTCTTTTAATGTATGTTACATTACTTATATCCATTATATTATATTTTAGTATATTATTAAATTTATTATTTAAGGATTTATCAATTTATTATTAATCTAAAGAAGAATAATGTAAGAATGTATATTTAGTATTAAGAATATTAACGCCAATACTACGTCTTTCATGTATGCTTGCTTCATTTCTTTCAGTAGCTAATGCCATCATACTTAATTCTCCACCTTTAGGTTTGTCCATGTTCCAACCTTTAGGTATATTAGTAAGACCTCTATAGATACCACTAACTTTGGCTTCACCTTTTTCAGTAATTAATTCTACATTAGGTTTACCAGCTTCATCTAAACCTTGACCTAAATAATAACAACTATGTGAACTAATAGGTTTTCCACTTCTAGGATGTCTAATTTTATTTGATACTCCAGCATCATCTAAGAAAGGCATGTGTATTAATGTAAGTCTGCTACCTTCTCTAGTTGTATATTGAGTATAATTCATACCATCAAAATTCAAACCATCACTAGTTTTAGAAACTCTTAAATCACCTTCTCTTTCACTATAACCTCTATTACTTGCTTCAGCTTCAATAGCTTTACTAAAATCTTCTCTATATTTACTTCCACAATATCCAACTAAGTCTATTGTTTTTTCTTTACCATAGTTAATATCTCCAACAGTTCTTTCCCAAGCTGACATAGAAAAAGATAAACCATAAGTAGCAACATTACCTTCTGCTTCTATCATTTGTTTAACAGATGCACCAGTTGCAATAGGTTCTCCTCCTGAACGTCTATCGTGCATACTAATTCTACCTTTAATATCTCTATTATATTTAGATATTTCAAATAAATATCTTTCTATCTTTTGTTCATGTCTAGCAGAAGCTACATAATAATCAAAATCTACCCAATATTTACTATCTCCCATTTTCCATTCTTTAGGAAACGTAAACCATTTAACTTTCTTGTTTGCAATATTACCTGTAATTCTATAACCAGTTCTAATTTTACTAATTTGATTAGTTCTTTTAATACTAGTTTGACTATTAGTTTCAGTACCTACATCTAATCTACCTGGCACAGCATATACACTTTCTTCTATCATTTTACCTGATTGAAGATTACTTAAAGCACATGCTTCTGCTTCTTCATAAGGTATAAATTCATATAACCATCCAGTTCCTTCATTAATAGGAGCATTATTAACTCTTGCTACATACCCATCTTCAAAGATTACAAACCAACCTTCTTTCATATGTCCACTTTCCATCTTAGCAAAGAATGGTGAACCTCCATTACCTGGTAAATCACCACTAGTATAATCAGTACCTAAGATTGTATCATGTATCTTTAATGAACCTAATACATTCCAATAGAACTGCCCATCTCCTTCTAATTCTCTAGTTCCATACGCACTCTTATTATTCTTTAATCCACCATTAAGCCACATGAAAGGACTTTTATATACCATAAATTCATTCAAGTAGGTTGTCATTGATGTTAAATCATCTCCTTGTAATATACCTGCTTCGGTTAAGATGTTTTCACTAACTATTCCTTGGTCGCTATATTTAGCTTCCCCATGATCAATTGTATAACTCATAATTTACTTATTTATTAAAATCGTATAGTCAGTTATACTCTGTTATATGCGATTAGTTTAATGTTATTACTTTACTTATTACTATTTTAATTTAGATTGACCTAGTAACATCATATCTAATGTATTATGTTTACTAGTTTTAGTCGAACGTCCTTTAGAATTACTCTTACTCTTCTTATTATCTTTTGTTGGAGGTTTATTAAAATTTTTAAATCTTTTAACTTCTTCATTCTTTACAGTTTCAGTTGCTAGTTTACTTAATGCTTCACTATCTAATGCTAAATAAACTAATAGTATTTTAGCATCCATGCCTTTACTTAATAGATTAGCATCTGCAATAGTTAATAATTCAGATATATTCTTACCTGTAGGATTTACAGGTGTACCATTCTTATCATATATTGTTCCATTCTTATCTTGATATACATTATTCATAGCATTAATAACCATATTTCTACTACTCTCTGGTAATACAAATTGTTTATCATTTACGGTCAATACCCCTTTAGTTGCTATGTTATATATGTTTTGTTTCATTTTATTTACATTATCTAAATCTCTAATGTAAACATCATGTTGTGCTTGTAACTTTTGGGAATGTAAATTATTACTATGTTTAGCTAATTCTTTTCTCATCTCTTCTGCTTTCTCTACTGCTTTACCTTGGTCTAAATTATATTTAACCCACTCTTTAGCTTCCTTATTCGATAAATTATGTAATGTAGTATAACCTTCCATCAATATATCTTGGATAGTATCACTATCTTCTTTAGTTATATCTATTTTACTATAATCTATATCTTTAGTATCCTCCCAATATTTCTCTTTTAACCCACCTTCTGCTATATATTGATAATAATCTTTAACGGTTTTAGGCATATTATTATAGAAATTATTAATAGCTCTATTACTATGTATAGTAGCATATTTCTTAGTGAAATCAACTACTGTTTCTGGAGTAGCATCTCCCTTTATAATATCTTTAAATAATTCACTTTCTTTATCTGTTAATACTAGATTATCTTTTTCTAAAGAAGAAGTTAATAATGCTTTAATCTCACTTGTTTCAACTCCATCTTTATCATCATCATCATCATTTGTAGTTGTTTCATCTTTAATCTCTACTTTTTTATCTTCATTTTCTTTTTCTTTTTCATCATCATTCTTTATATCTTCATCATCAGTCTTTATTTTTATATCCTCTACTTTTAACTTAGGTGCAGGTTCATCTACTTTAACTTCTAATTTATCTATTATCTTATCTTCTATTTTAGGTTTTGTTTCAACTATAGGTTTATTAACCTCCATTCCTAATTCTCCTGATACATTTATTTCCATAATATTATCTTATTAGTTTAAATACTATTATAATTTATTTATTACGATTTTTAGCTATTTTTTCTTGACTAGCTATTTGTTTATGTTTTACATCAATATCTTTATTCATTTTTTCTCTATCCAATTCTAACTTATTATATTTAAAGTTTAAGTCTCCATTATCACTAACTCCACCATTATCACTAATCCCAATACCTGCTTTATATCTATCAGTATCATCTTTCATTTTAGCAATATACTCATCACTTTTTATTTTTAATTGCTCCATTTTCTCAACAAAACTTTGTTGCTCTTGCTGTTGTTGTTGTTGCATTTGTTGTAATTGTTTAGAGTTCTCTTGTTCACTTTGTTGCTGTTGTTCTGTATGTTTATGTTGTAACTCGAATGCTTGTTTTAAATAATCCTCAGCTACTACTGGGTTTTCAGTTCTCATTGCTCCTATTACAGCATGAGGTGCTATACCATTTTGAGCATAAGGTTGCATTAATGATTGTATATATTGTAAAGTGTCAGCATCTTTTTCACTTGATTTAACACTTACACCATAATAAGTTTCAACATGTTCATCTATATCTAATTCATATATTTGTTTACTTCTATCTGACATTACAAAACTATTTCTATTAGGATACTTAGTAAATACTTTAGCATTCTTAAAAGCATATTTAGTATAATCTAAATAAGTTAATAATCCATTTTCTTCTAACTTATTAAACTTTAAATTCATATTAGCAGTATGTAAACTACTTCTTATAATATCTTGTTCATTCTTTGCTTTACCTTCACTAGCATAAGTACTACCCCATCTATTCCTATTCATTCCTATAGCTTCCCAAGCTTCTTCTTTAATTTGTCCTTTTAATTGACTAAAACTAACTAGAGTATTTATAGTGGACATATTAACAGATTTCAAACCTTGCATTAAAACACTAGCTTTTTCAGTAGAACCATCAAATAACATTACATTAAACATATCAGAATAATATAACATATTACTAAATCTATCTCCTACTGTATTACCCCAACTTGGTATGTCTGGTATTAAGTCTATAGGAAATAATATAGGTTGTCCTTTATCTTTAGCTAAAGTTCTTTCTTCGATTAAACTTAATAAGTTATACTTATATTGAAATTCTTTTAACATTAAAGGTATAGAATATCCATCTGCTCTACCTATTACTGGTAACTTACATTTAGCATGGTTATCTACAGGGTGTCTTTGAACTTCTAATTTTCCTAATTGTAAATATAAACTATTATATTCATGTTTTTCCTCGGAATTTGAAATATTGTCTCCAATCTGACTATTAGGCACTTTGTAGCCATTCCAAATTTCTATAGTCCAATAAGTCTCAAGAAATAAATCTTTGCCTACATTATTATATATATAGTCATTTTGCTCATTTTTTGATAAACGCTCCCATTGAGTTTTAGTAAGCTCAAAATCAGAATTTAAAATATATTGTTCATCAACTTCTTTTGTCATAAATTGCCCCAGATTGTTAATATAGCTCAATACAGAGTATTTCTTAAAAGTTTTATATGCTACATAGTATAACATTATTTTGCCTGTAATCAAAGCATTATGGAAGTTTTTATTGAAAGTTTTAGAATGAGTATTGTCAGGAAAAATCTCACTTTCCAATTTTAACAATCGTGTATTATTATATATATCATTATGCTCAATAGATAGTCCCAACAACCAATCTAAAGCATTTTTACCATTAATTCTTTTAGTAGATAATTCTTCTCTAAATCTGCTTATAACATCTGTTAAATTCCATTCTATTTGTCTTACTACATACTCCCCATCTTCTGCAAATGGAGATGTATTACTATATTCTACATATACATTTTCAGGTGTTTCTTTTTCAAAATATACATCATTATTATCTATATAAGGAAAGGCATAACATTCTCCAACTTTAATCCAATCTTCCTCATACATTCTCATATATAATTCTTTAACATCTTTATTATCCACCAAGTCATCTAATATCTCTTGACCTGCTATAGCTCTTTCATCCTTCCAATTTTTATCATGTTCTTCTTCTACTTCTTGAGGACTACTTACTTCTTTATTTGGTACACCTGTGTTTATACCACTATCATTTATATTGTTTACAAAGGTTTGCTGACTATTTACATTTAACTTTTCTAATAAAGAACTTATGTATTTATTATGACTATCTGAATTATTAACTTTAGTAACATAATTAAAAGGAGCTTTTCTTTTCTCCCCTGTAAATAGTGTTAATATTGGAGCTACTAAAGGTATGTTTCTTACTTTACCTTTAAAATTAACTAATTTAGAGTTATCATATTGTTTAATTATATGATTATAGTCCTCTTCTATTATAGTACCATTAGCTATATTTCTAGCTTCATCATATCTACTAGTAATTAAATCAGAATTAGCTATATAATAATCAATTGTATCTTTTACATTTTGATAGTCATTGGCTATTCTTTTCTTATATGATATTTTTTGTGAAGGTAATGTAATTTCAAACATATTTTATATATTTTCTAATAGTATATCTGGACTTAGTATTCCAAAATCTTTACTACTTAAATTTGAATAATTGTTATTTACTTTAATATCCTTCTCTAAGAATGATAATATTAACATGGCACTTACTCCATCGAAGTTACTATTTTTATCCATGTTCCATCTTAATAACTCTCTCAATAATCTAATATCATATATTAAATTATAATTATATATCTTAATCCCATCCTTATTGTTTCTAACAGTATATAACCAATCTCTAAGGTATTTAACAGCAGCTAACTTTCTAGTATCACTACCTAATGATATACCATAGTGTTGTATTTTTTTAATACTTAATTCTTTAGTATCATCTATGTTAGTTTCATAATTTAAATATCTAGTTTTCTTATGTATCTTAGCATAGTTTTTAACTTCATTACCTCTATTACTTTCATACCATAATTGTCTATCTGTTGCCTTATAGTATTCAGCTAACATAAACATTTGTTCATTATACTCATCAGTTGCTTCTGGTCTACCTACATACTTAGCTACTATCTTATCTCCATAATCAGGAGTAAAGTTATTCATACTTTGGTATACATAAGTAGCTCCTAAACTATGCTTATATGTTATCTCATCTTTGTTCTTATCTACTGCATAAGGGTCATGTACTAAATAATATAAACTCTTAGGTACAATACCTACCTCATTCTTATATGGAAATTCCCATATAGTTATACATCCTGTTACATCTTGATTACTCTTTCTAATAACACTTTCAATAGGTGGATGTACTAAATGTTCTGGTAATTCACTATTACTTTTAAATCTTAATATACCACCATCTAAAGTTATTATACCATTATGACCAAACTTATAACTATCATCTCTTTCTATTCTATCTTTCCATTCTATTAACCCAGGTGTTACAAATATATTATCACTACTAGCATCAAAACTTTCACTAGGTGTTATAGGTTCCTCTGCTATATTTTCTTTATATGTATCATGTTTACCACTTTCTTTCCATTTCTTTCTATCTCCTAATATGTGAGCCATAGCGGCTTTCTTATCACTATTGCCATCTTTATCCATATAAGGCTTTAAGTTTAAATATCTAGAATGGAATATACCACATGTATTATCTTCCATATTAGTATCCCATCTATTAACAAATGGCATACAATTAAACTCTTCTGGGTTATAATAGATATATTCAAAGTCTGCATAGTTTTGAGGTTTCTTACCTCCACCTGTCCCAAATATTATAATCATTCCTGTTATAATACTTCCTTCTTTTAAACCTTTAATAGTTGCTATTAAACTCTCTTTTAAATTAACCCATTTACCAGCTTCATCAAATAATATCTTAGTAGGTTTCTTTCCTCTAGCCGCACCTGTATCAGCTCTAAAGCTAACTGGTACTATCCTACTTCTAAAACCACCTTTTATTTTACTTCTCTTAAATATATATTCACTCTTAATCTCTGTCTCACTTCCTAATCCTGTACCTGCAATTGTCTTTTTCCAATCAGTATAAGTATTTAAAAAGTTTATTCTATCTTTAGCCATGTTAAAGATACCTCCCCCTTTAGTAAGGTATTTGGTATCATAAGCTCCTAACAATGTAGTAGTACCTGGATACAAATCATATTCATCTGATGCTATACTACCACCTTTAAATGAATAACCCACTTGTCTTGTTTTATCTACTATTACATTTAATCCTAATTTACTAGCTAAATCTACAGTTTTAAAGTAATAATAATCTCCATCCCAAAAGTCAGGAGTTAATAATGTAGGTTTACCAACTTGTCTAGCTAGTTTAAGTTTACTCTTAGTTTTAAAAGATAGACCTTTAACACTAGTCCCTCCTTCATGTGGTATTACACTATAATTTAAATAACTATAATGATGACCGCTAACATGTATATTTTGTATAACACCATCTTTAATTGCTCCTGGTATTATTATTCCATTTCTTCTTTTGTTTTCTTCTTCATCCCAAAACCTTTTATATTCAGTATAATGTCTAGTATCCTGAAACCTTTGATAATAATATATATCTTTATCATCCTTAGGTTTAGGTGGCGGGTAAGGGTATCTGTTATTCTTTTTAAAATATTGTCCAACGTTTGTAGCTAGATTAGTATTGCAAAACTTTAAGTCAGGTAGTTCATATCCACCATACTCTCCTATACTTTCATTTAATTTGGGAAACTCTATAATATCCATATGTTATTACCATTTATTTATTGGACATTTACTATCACTTCTTATTTTATAACTTAAACAACATCCACATTTAGCACAAGCTTTACCTTGTATCTCTGGGTATATCTTTTCACTTACTCTTTTAAATGCAAAACTATCTTTCATAAATTCACATTTCTTACATTGAGTAACTCTATTTGACCATATAAAATTTACTTTATTATTTGTTTTTGGTCTATGTTGTTTATTCTTATTGGTTACCCCTAATATTATATTCTTTATCATTAGCTCTATTATTTATTAGTTATATAATGATTAAATTAAAACATTGATAACATAACAATTATTATTACACCTCCTATGATCATAGCTATTATTAAATCATACATTGTATTCTTATACTTTTGTTTCATAGTAAAAATGTTTTAACATTGCTAATACATGTTCTTTTAAATAATTAATTGTAAATATCTCTACTGTATCTCTAATATGAAACAAGTATAACCCTGTACAAGTTAAACCAAACTTCTCTATCAGATAAGCATATTGAGATAATTGTAATGTATATATCATACCTTTACAAATATGTATATTACTCAATGGATACTTTAAATAATCTTTACTTTGTACCCATTCATCCGTTACTATACCATTTTCTTTTCTATAATATCCAGATGTAAAATGTATATCTTTCTCATTAGTCTTCCAATCTATAATCTTAAAATCTTTAGTTATAGGATTATATGCTAACAAATCTACTAGACCTGCTACCATTAACTTCTCATTATATACAGCTATTTCAGCATATAATCTATAACCTTGACTTATTAATCTTTTTAAAGCTCTTAATATTTTATCATGTTTACCAGTTAATCTTTCTTCTAATACTGTTATATCTAATTCTTTATAATTATCATCTTCTAATAAGTTAGCAATTGTAAATAATTTCTTAACATTACTAGTATTAACTTTAATCCCTTTAGATATATTAACTGTATCTTCTAAAAAATTATGTTCTATATTACCTTTATCACAAGCTTCTTTATTTTTAATTCTCCATTCTTCTAATATTCTAGTTTTAACTCTAACTAATACCTCATCTTTAATATTAGGTGCTAAAAAGTTTATTAATCCTTTATGTCCACCATGTATTTGTTTTAAACTATTCCATTTTTCAATTGGTAAATCATTTAAGAATATCTCTTCTACTGCCTTAGCTATACTCCAATATTCTTTATCAAACTCTTCCTCATATCTACCTATTACTTGTGTTACAGATGTATAAGGTTTATTTTCTTGATTAGTATATTTATGAAGCTTCTCATTAAAGTATAACGAATGTTTAATATTATTCATCTCTACAGGGGTAACTAATTATGTAAATCTAAGTTCTGTTACTATAGTAGGCTTATTAAAATCTACTATATTATTAGGGTCTTCCCTATAAGCTTTACTTTTACCTCCATATAACTCTTCTATTTCTTGAACATCTTTATTTAATCTCTTTTCTAAATCTGTTAAAGTATTAATCCAATTAGGAGCATCTTTTGCTAATTTAAATATTTCTTTGATGTTATCTAATATTGGAGTAATACTATCTTTAAGTTCTATAATTATAGCAATATCATCTGTAGTATCTATAGTTTCTTGAGCTTTATTTAATAAAAAATCAGTCATCTTATTTAATATACTTACAGCTTGTTGGCTTTTATTTATAGTTCCAATTAACTCTTGTATATATTTAACAGAAGATGTATCTTTTAACTTTAAAAACTCATTATCTTTATACACGTAAAGATGTCTATAGTTTTGCAAATTCTTTGGGACTAAGATGCTTCTTTTTTCTCCCCCTCTTTGGTTTTGATTTCCTAAGATATTCTTGTCTATCACACTCTGCTTTTCTTCTATTTTGTTTGAACCTACGTCTAATGGCAAATCCATCTCTTTTAAAGAACCATTGTTTTCTAACTGCTCTCCATAGTTCAATTCTTTTTCCTTGTGTGTGCGTGCTTTCTTTATCGTTACCATATTTGCAACTATATTTATATAATCGTTCTACTGTTATAAAAGGTAAATATGTGCCTATAAGTATAGCTTTATCTTTAGCTTTAGGATAATAAGTATTATATAATTCTTTAATCTTATCTCTAATTGCTTTTACTTTATTATTATAAGAAGTATCCTCATCCAATTTATCTATCATATCTTGTACCATAACTTGTCCTAAATTATATTTAAATACTCCTAGTCCTGGTACTATTATAAATGGTAACTTAAATTTCATCCATCTATTTACAGTATTCCATAAATTTCTAATTATCTCATCTAATATAAAGCTATCTAATTCTACATTTTTAATTTCATCATATACTTTACACTCTCCACATTTCTGTAATACTTCCTCATCTTCTAATAGTTTTGATATTATATGTTTATGTAAATCATCATCTATTATTATTTGAGTATCATAGTATTCATCTAATGCGTTTAAGAAAGTTGGTTGTATATGTTTAAAATCTTTCTTAACCATTAAAATTCAAATTTAGGTTTTTTAGAATATGTAGCCATGATAGATGTACTACTTAATATAGTTACATCATAACCTAATTCAATTGTAGCTATAGGGTCTAATATATCTTGTTTTATCATACCACCTATAATTATGAAATCTCCTACTTTAATATCTTTAACTTCACTACCTATTTTTATTATTTCTAATATATGTAGTTTAGCTCTTTGGGTATATACAATTTCCTTACTACCATTTGCTTTAAATCCAAATTGGTCAGGAGTTATAATACCACTTTTTGTTACATCTGAACCTTTTATCTTATGAAACTTACATAAGACATTATACTTTAAAGGTGTTACTGTTGCACTTAGTTCTTTAATCATTTGCTTTGTTTTTTTAATTTGTTTGGACTACAAAGATACGCTTATTACATCTAAATATTCAAATAAAACCCTAATTATTTTAATGGTACATTTGTATTCAAACTTTTAAATCTATTACTACAACGCTTGTATATTAGTTGTAGGGTAATATTTAACACATTAAATTACTATATTTTTTGGTAATATATTATTTAGCCCTATCTTTAACATTCCATTACTAATCATATACCTTATTATATAACACTTAAAATTTTTTAATACTATGGCTCAAAAAAAGAATAAAGTCTTGACAGACCTCCCTATACCTTTTGGGGAGCATAAAAATAGTAAAATAGCAAATGCTCCCAATGATTATTTTAGATTTTTATATGAAAATAATATAAAAGAAGGTAATTTAAAGAACTATATAGAGAATAATATAGAAGCTATATATAACAATACTAATATAATTAAAGATATAGAAAATAATGATACATAAAGGTTCCCCTGTAAAGAGAAATATATCTTGTAAAGATTGTATCCATTTTTATTTTAATACAGATAGTTGTAACAATCCTAATAGTTATGAATATAATAGAATAGTATATCATAATACAGGTTGTGAACATTATAAACTTAAACAAGATGTGTTGGTTAAAACAATTAATATTAGTAAACAAAACTAATAAATTAAATAGGTTCATACCTACAGTTATAAATCAAGTAAATAAATATGGTATAGAGAAAGTAATTAAAGAAGAAGATGATAAGATAATCTATACTATTCAATCCAAACTAAATATGAATAAATTAAAAAAACCTAAATATAAAATAGCTAGTCAATCTAGTATAATAGATGCTATTCAAAGATATTGTAAAGATACTAGTTCTGCATTATATCTATATAGTATAAATAAATTATTCACATTAGATTTCTATAGTGAGTATATTAATGAATTAAATTATATTATAGAAGAACATAATAATAAAGAAAGTCTTAATGCTATGAACAGAGTTAAAAGATATATGGAGAATGAACTATATAACTTATGTCATAGTAGTAATGAAGATATAATTGCTAGTGTATCTCCTAATTCTAATATGAGGAAAGATTTAATACAATGGATATTTAACTATAATAATCAATATAGAAAAGTAATAGGTGAAGACATAGAAGAAAGAGACTTTAAATTTATTAAGTTATTAGGAAAAGGTGGTATAAGTAAATATGAATATGGTGATTATATTTTATATCATAATAGCGAATTAAAAACATTAACTATTTCCGAAGATGATGTTGATAATAATTTTCGTATTAATATCATATATAAAGCTTATATACCATATAAACATATATTTGATATAATAATGGATAGTTTTAATTTTAAAATAATAAATAATAAATAATAAATTATGTTAGCAGAAATAATATCAACTAAAACATTCAACAATGAAACAGATCATGGTATGAAATCTAATATGACCTTACTAGGTTTAACGATAGGAGATACCATAAAGGTAGAAGAATTTACTAATAGTATTTATATATATAAACAAGAACATAGAACTATGTTAATATATGATTGTAATTTAAAATTAAATTAATATGAAAAGATTTTTAAACCAATTATTTTGTATATATAATTGGAAACATATTTATACAGATACTAAAGCAGTATTTATAATAGGTAAAATTGTTATACATTATAAATGTACTAAATGTAATAAAATAAAATGAATAAATATATAAGAATATATAAAAACAAAGTGTATTATAATATAATAATTATTAATGGTAAATGGCTATAGAAGAAACCCAAATAGTGATTATGTAGATGTTGTTAAAGATGGTGTTAAAGAAATTTATTATGGTAATTGTGCAACTTGGAACGTTAAAGAAAATGCTAAAGTGTTTCAAAGTACAGGGTTGAAAGATAGAGAAGGAGAAGAAGGATATTTTAATTATAGTATATGGAGAGTGTCTGATTATGATTATAGAGTGGATTATAAAGATGGTAAAGGTAAAACTTGGAAAAGAGAAACTAAACAGATAGATTTATACTTTGTATTGTTAAAAGGATTATTAAAAGTAGAATATTATATATTAGATAAACCTGAAGATTTAGATACTATTAGTTTAAATGTTATATTTAATCTTAAAAATAAAGAAGGTGGGAGAAGTTTTATAGATGGTTATAGGCAAAATTTAACAGTAGTAGGAGATATATATAATGATGAAGATTTAAATGATAAAGATAAAGAATTATTAGGGATAAAGTTATAAAAAAAATTATAAAAAAAATATAGTTTTTAATATCTATGTATCTCTGTAGGGAGTATCCTATAGTAACCCCCTACTTATCTTTGGAGAATGAAAGACCCGACCTTAATTTGTAAACTAATATTTAAGTTAATCACTAACTAAACTAAAACAAACTAATATTTAAGTTAATCACTAACTAAACTAAAACAAACTAACATGGAAACTAATAAAGTAATAAACGAAGTGAATTACCCGTTGTTTAATACAGTAAGAGAAGAAGAGATAAATATTATAAATACCATCCAACTGAAAGATGGTGGCTTAAGGATTGAATTTAATGAAAACATTAAAACAGTAGATGACAAAACTGTTTCATCTACAGTTTTACCTAGAAATTATGTGCTTGCTGAATTAAGCAAGAAAGGCTTCAACTATG